TTACTTAAAAAATCTTTTTTTAAATCTTTTTATAAGGTTAGGTTTATTCCTTACTCTTTTAACCACATTTTCTGCTTCTAGTTCTACCAACCTACCAAGAATAGAAGCAAGAAAAACATCTTGATGCATTTGGTGTCTTACTAAATGTGTACAGTATCTTTTTATATTGTCATAGTCTTGACTTTGCATAATTTCTCTACAACGCATTTCGACAGATAATTGCAACTCTGCTGGTGCTTCTTCTATCTCTATGTTGAGAAATTTTTTTACGTTCATTTACTTGGAAATAATTGTTTTTCAAGAATGTCAACAGCCCTATCATCAAGAGTATTAGTTGTTTGTTTACAAATAGCTCTTAATAAATCAACTACAAGACGTTTTACAGTAGTAGTTGTAAGAAAGGTCATTAAGATTGGTTTTAAAATTTTAATCATAATTTATTGTGTTACTTTCCAAACATAACAGTATTTGCTAAATTTGGCACATACTACCCTTAAGCGGTGGTCATCTCGTCTTTATTCTGGGTAGTATTTTATGACAGAAGAACAAGAAGAAAAAGAAGGTACTGATTGGGCAGAAATCTTTGGTCATGCTGTCCGATTTATGATTCTTTGCTGGTCTTTGGCAATGATGACTCTCGGATATATGGACAAGATTCGTAATGATGGTGCGTTTTTGGCCGGCTTAACCAGTGGGGTTTTAGGCAGCTATGGTATCTCCGTTAACAAAAAGAAACCTACAAACGCTGCTAAGATAGTAGATAACAAGGACACAAATGTAGGAATCAAATGAAAAAATTATTTGCTTTGTTATTGTTTTTCCCATCAGCTGCATTTGCTGATATAAAACAGGAATTTGTTACATCAGCACAAATAACTGTTGATATGCCATATGTGGTTACAAATAAGGTTGGAACTACATATTCATTAAGTGGTAATAATATTACACCATCTGTAACTGTAGGAGATACAACAACATCTGGAAAGATTGGAGGGATCAATGTTGGCAGTTTATCTGACGGGGTGCCAGCAATGATTCAAACAGATACATCAATAACAACTGCTGGTTCTTCCTTTAGCAAAACAGAATCTGTAATTATGGGAGATGCTACACCATCTGCCGTAACTCCTAGTTCGGGCATTGCATCATTACCAGTATTAGGTGGACAAACTACTATTGGTTCAGGCGGTACAGCTGGCTCACTTGCTTTAACGTCATTGAGTTCTGGTGTTCACACCTGTACTGCTGGTGGTTCGGGTACAAGTTGTATCGGATCTACAAAAGTAACAATTACAATAGATTGAATGTTATTAGCATTAGTTTCTGCTTTATTAGCAATTTTAATTTATGGCACTTGTTCTTTTGCATTATATAAAATTTTCATTTATAGGAATAATAGTTATATGGATAGATTTCGCAAACGCAACACCTGTGGTTCCACAGTTTCGCTCAGGGTCACAAACCACCTCATCAACAAGTCAAAGTGTTATAAATGAAACGATTACATCATATCAATACAGAACTGGTTACTCATATGCAGCAAGTGGACATAATATCGAAGCTGAAACAGGATATATCAACCCTACTGCTACAACTCAAAGCACCCAAACAGTTGGAGGAGTAAATTTTAGTTGGACAAGTCCAAACCTAGAAGAAGTGCCACGTTGGAAAATTGCAACAGATGGAGCAGCTTTTTCAATTCAAGAAACATTAATAACCCCCGGATTAGACACAGTTACAAACATTACAAGAACCATAACCACATCAACAACTTCAGAAACTACAAGTACCTTTGGGCAGTAATTTTATTTTTACTGCCTATCAAAACATTTGCTAACACAACTGTCAGTTCTCCTCAATCGCAAAGTACAGGCGTTGTAAATAATAATGCCACAATGATAACCCCATCTTCACTACCTCAAAACAGGTATTCTCAAGGAATAGTTTGTACTTCGCCTAGCCTTACAATTACCCCATATTTAACAGATGCTTGGTCATTTAATCGACCTATTGAAACTGTAACGAGACAAGCCATATATGATGAAGATACTGGGGAAATAAAGTACTATCAAGAAACACCACGCTTTGAAAAAGACAACTACAATTTAAACTACGGAATAAGTATGCAGTTCAATATACCGCTCGGTAATGGTGGTAATTTATGTAAAAAAGCAGCAAAGGTAAATATAGAAGCACAAAAACTTCTTATAAAGAAAACACAATATGAAATAAGTTTGTTTAGGTTAGAGCAATGTGCCAAGCAAGCAAAACTTGGGGTTAGTTTTGTCGCTGGTAGCCCTAGTGCAGTAACTTGCCAAGATATTGTTATAACAGTACCTCCAAATCAAGTATTACCACACAAACATATAATTAAGAAGTAGACGAGCAACGGGTATTACACTCATCTACGGATATTTATTTTACTTTATTTTTTTTCTTAGTCAATTTAGTAATAATCTGTTTTACAAGAGGTTTTACAATATTAATAAGAATCGGAGTGCTAGCGGCAACCACAGCAATAGCAGCAGCATTAGTAATAGCAGGGACATTAGGAATGTATTGCTCGGTAAAGCTGGTGTCCTCATACAAAGTAATGCATTTGCTTCCATCTTCGTTTAATTTATGCCCTATGACACGTTCTAGTCTTTTATCGTTACGAAAATCCCCAACACGTTGATCTTTCTCTGGGTCAGGGCATTTTATAAAAAACTCTTTTTCTTTCTCAACTTTTTTTTGTGTAACAGGTGGTTTTGGTTCAGGTATTTCAGGATCACTAGATGTTATTGGTGTATCCTCTGACATTATTAAATTATTTGGTTGATAATTCATTGGATTGAAACTTGGAAATGGAGCATCACAAACAGTAAATACACCATTAGGGTCATCAAGTAATAAATTTCTATTTCCAGTATTTTTTATATCTCTATGTTGATATGTACAAGCTGGAACATTTATTGTTAGTGGAATTATGTCTACTGGCTTTGTAAAATCAAATATTGGTTGTATTTGTATTTCTGGTATTTGTAAATCTGGAATACTCATTAAAGAGGCATTGCAGGGTAAGTTGTTTTTGGTATCTGCAAAGGTATTTCTTCCATCATTTTTTCTTTTAAATCACCCATAAGTTTGTTTTTTAAGTCTCTTTCAAACTCAGGACTTTGCATATAGCGTATCGCAACAAAACCAAAGGCAGCCATTGACCCAGATAGCAAAAGAGACAATAATGAAGCTACTTGGCAAATTTTATTAAACATATGTTTAGAGATGCATTTTTAAAGGCACTTATGCCTGTAACTATTATAACTTTCTGCGGAATCTGTGCATTAGCACCCCTTTATGTGGGGCTGTCAATAATTTCTACCAAGGTACACCAGAACTCTCAGTAGGAGTTTTTGTTTTTGCTATTTGATCAGCAACAATTTTTTCTAAACGTGTAACTTTATCAGCACCTAAAACAGCTTTTGCCCATGCAACTGCATTTTCCTTAGTAACACTTTTATATTCTGTAAATGATGAAGAATCAGGATCAGCTATTCTTACAGAACCATAAACATAACCAGTATGTTCTCCATCAGCATCCGAAGCTGTCCAGTGAACAGTGGTAATAACATCAGATAAACTTCCGACAGTTTTTGTTACATCTAAATTTGTAACATCCCAAGTAACAGCCATGATAATAAATGTTTAGTTTTATTTTACTTTGATTCTACAGCCTGAACAACATTAAGTTTTTCTAGTTGCTTTAATGCGCCTTGATCTTCGATAATTGGTTGCATTAACTGATTTTTTTCTTGAACTTTTTGATCTATTTCTTTTTGAAGCATTTGTGCTTTTGCAATATTTAAATCAAGACGAGTTTTTGTTTCGTCATAAAGTTCTTGTGGTGTTGCCATAAAATTTATTTAATTTATCTAATTTTACTAAGCTGCTTCTAATACGGCAACTCTTGACCGTAGTGATTGCAGTTCTTTTACAAGTAATGGAACAAAACAAGCATAATCAACAGTTTTTGTTTTAAAATCATCTTCTCCTGTATGTACAGCATGAGCAAAAACAGGTTCTAATTCTTGTGCAACAAAACCATATTCTTGATGCTTACCATTACTTTTCCAATCAAACTGTCGAACCTTAATTGCATCTATTTTATTGGCAGCATCATTTGAATCTTTAATATTTTCTTTTAATCTTTCATCAGAACTGGTTGCTAAAGATGTACTTGAGTCATCGTAGTTTAAACCACCACAATAGGTACTATTATGAGTAAAAAATATACCATTAACAGCACCTGAGGCAGTTTTCCCAATAATAATTTGATTACTTCTTATCTCAACACCTATTCCTTGTGCGTTACTTACAGATTTTCCAACTAAAAAATTTCCACCTGAAGTAATTCTACATTCTTCAGTTTCATTTATTCCAAATATAATTCCTCTACTAGTTGCATTAGTATAAAAATTGACTGCTGTTCCGTCTAAAGCTATTGCTGCTGAATAACCGTTTCCACCAACTTGTAGCTGACCACTAGCACTAGAATCCATTGAAGTATCAGTATTATCATCACAACCAATTTGTCCAGAAACAAATAATGTTGTGACTGGGGTTGAAGTAGTGCCTAAAGTTAATTTTCCAGTTTCATGTAAAACCATACGAGTTCCATGATTTGAACCAAATAATAAATGGTCAGTATCGTGGTCATATTGAATAAAACCTTCCAATTCAGCATCACCTGAGGTTCCATCAGAGAAAAATATATTACCAGTGCTAGTTGTTCCCGATCTAATAGTGATTCCAGTAACAGCTGAAGTTGCAACTGTTAAATCATCTGCTGCAGCAGCACCTTCAGTAGTAGTACCAATTAGGAATCTTCCATTTGAGTCGAACCTAGCAATTTCACTTGAATTTACTCCAAACGCCAAAGCCCTAGATGTGGCATTAGTATAAAGGTGCATTGCTGTGCCATCTAATGCTATTCCACCTGAGTAGCCATTTGAAATACACTTTAACTGTCCACTAGCACTAGAATCCATTGATATATTTGTTCCTGTATTAATTTCAAGTGGCGGTGTGATAGTTACGGCATTATTGTCAATCTCAACTCTTTCAGTGCCTCCAGTGGTGACATTTAAAACATTTGAAGATGATCTGAATACTCCAGTGTCCAAATCCGACCTAAAACTGAGGCCGGGAGCGCTCGCAGTGCCATCTTCAAGAGTTAAAGTTCCGTCAAGTTGGAAAAGTTCTATCCAGCCATCATTTGCAGAATTTCGTATCTTCATTACGGCGGCTGAAGTATCAGCCCACCATTGATAAGCATATTTTGTTGCCGGCTCTGAAGAGTTTGAGTTATTACTTACGATTGCAGCAAGAGCATTATTTAAATCTGTACGAAATGCCGCCCCTGATTGGTTGGCTATAACATAATCATGTGTTGCCATTACTTAATCCTTTTAATATAAGTATATGATAGTTGATAACTTAAATATAAACATATTTACCCTCCTTTACCAAACCCTATTGCTGTATATCTAAAATTTAAATTTTTAAAATTATTACTTGAATCCCTAACCTCTACTACAAACTGTGTTCCTGTAATAGATGTAATTTTAAAATAATCACCAGTTACAGCACCTTCTAATGTAATTCCTACTGTTGGTAAAAATGCAGTGGTTGATCCCCCAAGAGAACCAGTGCCTGTGAAAAAAGGATTTTTGAAAGTTACTGTTTTTGCAGAGGTTCCTGATGCAATAAGACCATTTGTTGCATCAGTATTACCAACACTTGTTTCTGACCTCTGTTTAACACTTGCTTCATATCCAAGTTCTGTAACATTTATATTTTGTGCAGGGTCACTTGACTCTAATTCACATTTAAATTTAAATCCTCTAGCTGTATATTCGCCATTTGCAAAAGTATTAAATTGAGTAAAGTTTGCTCCATAGGTACAAGAAGTTCCGCTAGATATTGTTGCACTAGAATCTGCTGTCACTGTAAATGTACTTCCAGTAATTGTTTTTATTTCATAGTTTCCATCTGTTGCACTTCCAGAAGTAAAGTCAATAATAACTTGATCTCCGACAGAATAACCATGTCCACTTTTTGTGATAGTTATTGTTGTACCACTTTGTTCGTAAGTGGCTGCTGTTGAAGTTGCAGTATCTAATTGTGTTGTAGCAACAAGTAATTTTGCCCCGACATCTTCTGCTAAAGTTCCATCAAATTCAGTCCAAGTGTCAATATTAGCAGTCCTTGAATCAATAAGATCATTTGGCAAAAGTCCAGAAGTTACAAATCTTCTTTTAAGAGTAAGATTAAAAATGCCGCCCATTTCAACAACATTTTGAAATTCATAGGAACCACTTGAAGCGATAGGACCGGCAAAATCGATATTTGATAAATCATCAATATTTTGTGTTATATCATCAAACAACAATGTGCCATCTAATAATAAACCATCAAAATCTGCGTCATAAAAAGTATTTGTTTTATTACCTTGAAATGGCGGCGAATCTGTATCTTCTCTTTCTGTTAGTATTATTTGATTTGGTTGTGGGTCTGGTTGCGTAACAATTATCCTTGCCGCATTGTTTGATCTGCGTCCACCATCATCAAGAAATTTAATACTGTAAGTTCCAGTTAAAGCAGGGACTAATGTTTCGCTAATATTTCCAGAAAGTTTTGGTATTATTTCTGTTGAATTACTAAATGTTGCAACAGCAGGGTCAACCGATGGCGTATGCCTTACCGAAATAGAGCCTCCGTGGGTTACGTCAATGTCCGTTGCAGGATTAAACCTTAACCTAACAAATAAATCTGAAACAGGTTCTATTGTTAATCCTGTTGGGTCTTCTGGTAATGCAGTTTTTCCAACAGCGTTAAAAGTAAGATTGTTTGAAGTTGCAGAAAGTTGGCCTTCAATGTTGTAGCTAAAAACTTTAAACTCATAAACCCCAAGTTGACTATTTAAAATTTCAAAGTCAGGACTTGAAATTTTTGTAGAAACAAAGTTTCCATTGTTATAACGATAATTTACTTGGTAATTAATAACTCCAACAATAGGCTGAAAACTTAAAACAATTTTTGATACCGCCTGATTGTTTATAGGAACAATAGTTTCAACAGCAGAAAGGTTTGAAGGAGGTGGTTTTATTTCATTTAAAACTGATATAGTTCTTGTTGGTAATGATGAACCATCTTCAATAAAATCATATTTACTTTCAACATATGAAAGTGCTGTAATTGAAAAATTTATACCATCTTGTTCTTCAACAGTAATAACTCTAAATTTTTGCGCCTGTACTGTTGTATTTGCTAAAAGCCAAACAGTATTTACATTAGGAGTCTGGGAAAATGCAGAACTAACAGTTACAACACCTGCGGAAGTAATACTGGAAACATCTTTTGTTTCAACAGTTCCATCTGGTAAAACAACACTTAAAGTTGGAGAATTAGTGGTTGCTAAATCAGAAGCATTAGCATCATCAATAGTCATTACTGTTGTAGATGCAACAGCAGATAATCTTCCACCTCTTCTAACGCCAGCACGTACAGGGTCAGCTATATCAATAATTGCACCCGGCCTTACAACAGCACCAGCATCTATTGAAGTTGTAAAACTAACAAGTTCTGATTCATTTTGTTCTGCAAATAATATTGTTCTACCTAATCTTGCAGCTTGGCCTCTTGATGTACAAGCAAAAGCCTTTACTTGTTTTGTAATAATTCCAAACTTACTTTGTGCAGTTGTATCATCTACAACTTCAAAATCTACATCTTGGCTGTCCATATTAAAGTATGAAACAGCAACAGCAGTATGTCTTTGTTTCAAACTACTGCCAGAATAACTAAAACCTTCAGATGAAATATTGCTTAGATTAAATAAATAGCTTGCTGATTTTGGCGAATCTTGAGTGATCGTAATTGAACCAGCAGTAAAAATTGGCATACATCGCATTACACCAGCAAGTTCATTAATAAGATCAAACGCTTCACTTGATGATTGAATATTTACATTACAACTAAATCTGGCTTCCTGTCCTCCAAGCCCATCATCAACAAGAGTGTTTGCAAACTTACTGGCAGTTACAAAAGAAAATAAATCAAGATTACTGTCTGTTATATGATCTCCAAATCCATATCTTGTATTTGTAAGAACATCTAATAAAATCATTGCTGGACAAGAAGTCCAAACCGCCGCGCCCATAACGCCGTTAAAAATATAACCACTTGGATAAACAATTCGGCCTGTTGCAGAATCAACAGTTGGGGTTCCAGAACTTGAAGCGCCAGCTCCCGGAATCCTTACTTTGATACCACGAATACGGAATTTCCGGCTAGGAATAGAACTAAATTGTTCTGAATCTAATCTTATTGCGTTATAGGCGGAGTTGGCATATGTAGAAGCATCATCAATTATTTCTGAAAAACTTGTCCATTGAAATGAATTTACTGTACTGCTTTCAGTGCTATCCGCTGTAATTCTTGTAACTCGTATATCAACAGGAAAAGAACCAGTTAAATTAACTGAAAATTCTTTTTGATATGCATCAGCGGTTCTTCCAGTAACAGTATCAGTATGAACGTCTGTAAAACCACCAGAATTATATTGAACAGAAATTTTAAATTCTACTGTATCACCTAATAAGTCTCCTTTATCTGTTGCGACTTGTATTTGTGGAAATGTTATTGTAATTTTTACACGATCAACATTTGTATTCGTAATTTGTCTTGTTACTGGCGAAGATGTTGTTACTGTAATTCCGACAGGTGTAGATGAAGAAGAACTTTCAATACCATCAATTTTTGTTTGGTTTGCAGTTCCATGTCTTGAATTAAATGTTACATCTTGAAAATTAAAATCAACATCTTGTGGATTTGTTGATGACGCTGACGAAGTTAAAATCGGTGTATCGTTTAAAAATACATCTTTGAGATATGCGTTTTTGTATGCTGTAGATGTTTTGTCAGTTATACCTTCTTTTGAAGCTGATGCACTCCCTTCAATTTCACCCTCAGAAATTAAATCTAAAAAAGTTACAAACTGCTTACTGTGTAAAGTATCAGGAGTTTTTGTTGGTTGTGGAGGTGGAGAAGATTTTGAACCTCCACCAAATGAACCACGAATAATTTTTTTATTATCGGTCATACTTGTACCTGTTCAGTGTCTATTGAAGAACTTATTACAACAGAACCAGTAAAGATTTCGCCATATACTAAAGGAACTGGCGTTCCAGCCCTACTTGTTTGTTGTGTACCACTAAAACTAAAAGACAATCTTGGATCTTGTTCAGAACTAAATTGAGGCATTTTAGGTGTAGGAAATAACATATCACTTACACCGCTTAAAACTAATCCAGCACCTATACCAAAAGCGGCTTTTGCACCTAAACCAGCGGCGGCAAATCCACCAGCACCAAAAGATAATGGTGCAGTAAATAAACCACCTACACCAAAACTTAAAGCAATTAATGCACCACCAAATAAAGCTTTACCTATACCACCAGAACCAGATATTACAGGAACAAATTTAATATCAGATCGCCCTACAGGAAAATGTAATTCATCAATATTAAGATTTTCTTTGCCTATTAAAACTTTATAATATCTATTTGCCATATGGCTTTCTAACTCTGGAAAATTATTTACAAGAAAACTTACAGCTTGTGCTGTTGTATTAACTGCAGCTTCTAATTCTTTATGACCTGTGATTTTTACAAGTTCGCCATACAGTTTTATTTTACGCATCATAGCGATAACGACCCCCTGTACATTTTAACAACCAAGGATTGTATGGTTCTTTACAAGATAGTCTATCTCCTAAATGATGTAAAACATCACCATCTACAAAAATTCCAACATGATTTAAACCTTTACCTAAAATACTCATTGCTAAGACATCGCCATTTTGTAGTTTTTCATCTGGTGCTAATACACGAAAACCTGCTGTAATTAAATAATTATTAAAATCTCCATCTTCTTTTGATTGTGGATTTTCATGAAATATCTCAGGTGTAAGTGGCCTTGTAGCTTTTTTAAAAGTAATTCCTTTTTCTTGTAAATACCAATCCTCTACCAAACTTAAACAATCAGAAACACCCCAAACCCAAGTTCTTCCAAGTAAAGGCGGTTTAAATCCACAAGGCTCATAATATCCCCAAGTTTCTGTTTTAGGATTAACAATATACCAAGGCAAATTTGAATCTTCACAGCTTATTTTATCGGCTTCTGAAGCAACAGGCGGTGTAATTGGGTGCGAATGTACAATTCCAATAATTTCTCCAAGTTCATCTCCTTTTACAAAATCTTCTGGATTCATAATGAAACATTGATGTGAAGTCATTGACAAATTTTGACAAGGAAAATATTTTTCTTTACCGCGAATATTTAATAAAAGACCGCAAGATTCTTTAGGGTCTTGTTCCTTAGCGTGAAGCAATGCGTCATCTTTCCAAGTCATTAAACAGCTAATCCAATACTAGGAAATTCAGCCCTTGTGCATTGTCTTTTTGGCGCACGAACACCAATAAGATCAATAGGGGCAGCTAATTCAAAAACAACGACATCTCTTGTTTCTTGTGATTTTCTATCAATAGAATATATTTCTTGCGGAAATTCAGCGTTTGGGTCTGGTGTTCCATAGGGATTTACATTGCCAGCAAAATTCACAGCATCAATAAATTTCGCAAGAGTTCTTATTCTTGTTACTGTTGCACCTGTCAAATCGTTACCAGTTGTTGTTTCGTTTACTGTTAAAAGTATTGATGTAATTGTTCCAAGAACATTGCTTACAGTTAAAGTTGGTCTTGGTATCTGGCCTTTTTGATACGCAAAGCCTTCTGCTTGTACAGGAAATCTTTGGTATGTATTACCAGCCCAAACAATTTCTCCGTTAGAATTTAAACTTGAACCAGCATGAAATCTATATGTTGTGGCTGACCCATGTATGGCAGAAGTAGTTGTTAATGTAAATAATTCAATAATTGATGAAGGATTTATTGATTGAATATCACTAATAACACTAGAACTCATGGTTCAAATACCTCTCTAAATGTACAACTTAGAATAGCTCTATTATTGTATGGAATTGTTTTTGTCCAACTTTCACATACATATTTTTTAGCACCAGATACAGTTACAGTAACATTGCCACTATTTGTTGCACTGGCAGCAGCCGTAACAGTAAAAGTATTTTGGTCAGCAGCAGTAGCAACAATAAATGTACCATCTGTCGCAGAGCCAGAAGTGTAGTCAAGCGTTACAGTTTCACCAATAGCTATACCATGTTTAGTTACAGAAATTGTAACTGTGGTTCCAGATTGGCTGTAGGTACCTGTTTTTGATGTACCTTCTCCTGTCGGTGTAAAAGTAAAGCTTGCTTGGTCATTAGCTCTACTATCTAAAAATGCTTCAATTACATCTGCATCTGTTTCTGACTCATTAAATTGTACAGTAAATACTTTTGGGTTTTGATGACTAGCTAAACCAAATAAGACTCTGTGTTCGTAACCATCTGCAAAACGAACAAGCCTTTTTACTGGTTGTGACTTTTTACTAAAGCCAACATATGTAGGAGTAAATGATGGAAATGTAGCCATTATGCAAGTAATCCTCCGGGTCGTTTTTCTTGTACTAACTGAGCCTGTATGGCAGCAGAAAGAACAAGACCAAGCTCTCTGCTTTCTTGTTCATTACCTTCTACATTAGAACCTGATGCATCTACATTAACAACAATATTATTTGTAACGCCACCACCAATACGATTATTTGGAATTATTGTACCAGCAGTTGAAGGTACAAACAATTCTGGTCCTTTCTCGCCCACGACAGAAGCCCTACCAACAGGTGGTCTACCACCATTAGCAAATCCGGGCAAATTAGAAAATATACCAAAGCCTGTACTTTTTAAAAGTGTATTTATTCCAAGTCTTAATAATGAATTTGCCAAATCATTAACAATAGATTTTGCTGCCTCCCCTAATGATCTTGTACCATTTATCGCACCAACCAAAGCATCAGATATTTGTGAGCCGATTGTGTCACCTATCTCAGCAAAAACATCACTTAAACCATCTGCAGCATCACCTGCTTCTTTAAGTTTATCTACTTGACTATCGAGACCTGCATTTGCTGTAAGAATATCTGTAATTTTTTGTCTGTTTTTTTCGCCATGAATTTCAACAGCAGCATTTATTTGATGTTGTAGTTCTACTTCTTCCCTGTTTCCGTTAATACTTGCTTCTAATAATTCTTTTTCTAATTGTTTCTTTTTAAGAAAGTCTTGAAATTTTTTACTTTTATCATCTTCTAATTTATTTTCTTTTTCTGTTTTAGCTATAATATTGGATTTTGCTTCATCAATTTTTTTATCAGACTGAACAGTATTTAATCTACCCTTCAATATTCTTAATTCTGCTTGTTCTTCCTCAAGTCTTTTCTTAACATGACCAGCCCTTTTTTTGTTTGTTTTTTCAAGTTGGTTTTCTAAAGCTTTTACAACTTCCGCTTGATCTTCTATTGCTGCTGTAAGATCAGCTTCACCACCTGTCGTTACTAAAGCATCAAATTTTTCTTTTTCTCCACGAAATTTAAAAAATGCTGTTGTTAAAAGGCCTAAACCAGTAGCTATAGCAACAAACGGTATTGCATTTAAGGCAATAGTCGCTATACCGCCAGCAGCAGCTACTTTTATTAAACCAGCACTAACAAGTGGTAATGCTATTGCAACACCTTTTGCTGCAAGGGCAATCGCTGTAAATACAGCAGCAGTTTTACCAAGTGGTGATTTAAAAAGATTATCAGCAGCATCTATTAAAGCTGTTAAACCTTTTGTTGCTGCTATTAAAGCTGGTTCTAATGCTTTACCTAACGTCTCTGAAAAATCCCTAAATGATTCCCCCAATGTGTCAACTTCACCAGCGAACCCTTCTGAAGCAGCTTGTGCAAGACCGTTATAGCTTTCCTCAACAATACTTAAAATCATTGCATGTGCTTCAGCAATTTTATTTGTTTTCATTAACTCTTTTATTACTTCTGTTTGTTGTTTCGTAAAAGCAATACCAGAACGATTTAAGTTTGATAAATTTCTTTCAGGATCTTGCAATGCTTTTGCTAATTGCATAAATGAAGTACTTACATCAACTTGGTTTACCTGTGCAATATCTGCTGCTGCCTGAGCAACTCTTGAATATGAATCAACACCAATATTTCTAAAACTTGTTAATAAATTAAAACCTCTTGTAAATTCTTCTTGGTTAAATAAAGTTTGATTTCCAAGTCTATTTGCGGCTTCTTGTAATTCATTTAGTTGTGCAGTACCAGCACCTAAATTTTGTAAACCTTGAGTAAGTATTGCAACATCTCGTTCTCTATCTTGAAAAGTTCCTATTGCATTACTTACTGTTGCAATAGCAGCACCTACAGTTAATAACGGTGCAAGTGAAGTAGCTAATGATGCTCCTAAACCTTTAGCTGCGGTTGATGTTGCTGCTAAAGATTTTGTGGCACCATTTGCATTTCTTGAAAGTGTTCTTGTTGCTTGCGAAGTTTTATTTAAAGAAGATATTGCATTTCTTGCTTCGACTCTTAAGGTAACAATACTTTCAGCCACTTAGCTTATCAAATACATTTCTTTTATATTACCTGTTTTTCGCTCTTTCATGCATTCTTTTTTCATTCTCATATTTATTTTCGTAATATGCAGCCCAATATATTAATTCTTCTTCTGTTATATTTTGTCTTAACTCTGTTAATGTTTTTCCTAATTCAGATGCGAGAAACAACTCGAAGTTAAGCCAGTTATTCCTCTTTAAGCGTTTTTTGCTGTATCAACATCTATTTTTAATTCAAACAAAAATAGCTCAATATCATTTAAAACTTTCTCTGGTAATAATCTTTGTAAGTCAATAGCATCTGCCAAAGCAAACATTTTTGACCCATCTTCTTTTTGTGCAATTTGACAAAGCAGTTGTGTAGATACCATTAAAGCATCATCAGTACCAACAGCAGTTTGTGCTTTCTGTCTGTCGTATCTTGTTAAAGGTGGAAAGTAAACATCAATTTTTTGACCAGAAGGTAACTCTAATTCATATTTGCGTCTTGTAGACATTACATCACTGAATCCCTCAGTGATGATGTCAATGGTTCTTTTTGTTGCCATGTAAAATTAAATACTTTTACCTAATGTACTATATAGCTGAAGTTATGGCACCTGATGTAATAAAGTTAATTGTTATGACTTGTATCTCGCCTAAAGTTGCACCATATTCTGCACCAGTAATAATTCCAGAAAAGCTTATTTTTTTTGCTGAAGTATCTGCATCTGGAAATAACTCAAATAAAGCGTCTGCAGCATCGCCAGTTACTAAAACATCATCAATAAAAGATTGGTAATCAGAGTTGCCAGCAGTATCATATAAAAGCTCACAAGAACCTTCGCCAGATATAAGACCACCAATAAAAGTTTTTGATGTATCGCCTTGATTGGTTGTTTCCATTGTGTCTTTTGTGATAGATAAAGACCAAGACCTTGTTGCTCCAACATCAGCTTCTGTTCCCGCTGCATTATGGAACATAACTTTACCTACATCACCCTTAATAGCTGTTGCCATGACAATAAAAAAAAGTATTTACAAATAGTTTAACCTTTTTCTGACTTTTTCACATCTTTTTTTGAATTTTGTTGTGCCTCATAATATTTTCTACATTCTGGATCCCAATAATTTGCATTTCTTCTGCCTTTTACAGCTTCTATTGCATCAAGCATTTCTTCTGTAATTTCAAGCTTTGCCATAATTAAAGTCCTTCATATGTTTCAAATGTTACGCGCAGTTGTGTTACAAATTTACCCTCAGGCGGTTGTGAGAGTATCTCTGGTCCAACTACTGCATCAAAGATAACATCTGAAACTGTAATTCTATTGTAAAGGTCTCTCAGTCGTTTGCAAATAGTAAGATTACCACCACTACCAATACCTTGTTCTGTAAAAACATTTATAGTCAAAAGACCTACAATTAAAGTATTTGCATTTGTTTGATTTCCTTGCGATGTTATTTCTCCAGACCCAAAACTTACTTCGCATTGAACAAAGCTTGCATTACCAGTTGAATCAAATGCTTGATTACTAAATACAACAGGTATCACAGGGCTGCTTGCTAACTCTGTGGCCAATCTTCCTTCAATAGTTGATCGTACTGTATTTAAATCGGTTGCGGCCATTATTTACTCCTTATAATTTTTCTAAGTTGTTGTGGTATATAGCCAGTTGTAAGTTGCTTGGCTTGTAATTCTGGAAAACCTTTTATTGTATTTTGTCTTGTTCTATATCTTCCTTGCCAACTTGGTGGTAATGAAGTTCCATAAATAACTGGTTCTGCATATTCCATTTTGTTTATAATGGTGCCTTTAAATTTTTTTTTATTTATATCAGTTTTCCAATCATTTCTTAAATTACCAGTTTCTCCAACAGGTGTAGCTTTCTTTGCTAATGCAGTCCACTGTAAAGTTGTTTTTTGTACCAACTCTTGTACTGCTTCTTTCATCAAATCATCTATTTGTTCAATTTTAATTTGTCTGGCCATACTTACCTCAAGACAAGTTCAAAGCTTATTGGTGTATTATTTTGTTCATTAGTGGTTACAGATATAATTTTAAATTCCACACTACTTATAACAACTCTATCTTTTGTAGTTGGTACAAAAGTAATATCGCCAGCAGATATAGTTAGAATTTTATCTTGAGATTCAATAAGATCATTTACCTCAGACCGATTTACATTATTTAAAGAACCTTTAATTGTAGTGTCAGAAGTTGTTTCTGTTATAGCACCAGTAGTTGTATTGTATGAACCAGCAGTTACTTGCCTTATGGTTACATCTCCACCAAGTTTACTTAGTGTCTTTGATGCAGCTTTTTTTAAGGCGTTTGCAAGGCTCATATCAGATAAGCAATAACAGTTCCACTGTCAAGCTTGACACTTGTAATTACACCTTCAATGGCAGTATTAGATTTAAACTGCAAAGATGTTAAATCGCCTGTAATGTTTTCTGCTACAAGCGTATTAATAACAGAATCTTGTAATGCTTTTATACAGCCGAATCGACCTGTATGTGCAGCAGTATCATTAATAATTTTGGCAGCTGGGTAGTAGCTCATTGTTAACTCCTTTTAATTGCGACATTGCCGGGTCCACTTATTCGTAAACCAGTAAAGTACCGTTCAAATAGTGGTGGTACTCTATCAGCACCAACCGAACCATAAAAATTAGGTGTTGCATCAAGATTACCGATTTTAACATTTTTAAAATCTTCAAGACCACTTAATCCTAAACCATTACGATTATTATTCAAGTAAACAGCAAGTATGACTTGTGCCTTCTTAACTTGTTCAGGTATTTCTGTTTCTGCAAAATAATCTGTTGATATTCTAAATGGAAAGCCTATTGAATATGTATTGATATAGGTGTCTGGTTTTCTTACACCTTGTCTTGGCCATTGTAATGCTTGTGTATTTGTTACTCTTGCTCCTAAAAATCTTTCTCGGTCAACTCTAACCGCAGCAGTATATAAAGCTCTGTTTTTATTATCATTACTTGACCCGTCCCATGCAGCTACATCATCATCTGCAACAAGACCCTCTATTATTGAATTTGCATCTGCCAAAGTAATGTAACTGTTAGCTGATGCTCCGCCTACTGTTGCGTCTATCGTGATTGCCATTTTGTTTTACTTTGGTTTTCTTTTTCTTAGAGGGAGCAGAGACTACCAATTTGGCAGCCTCTTGTTCTCTCATACGCTTAA